TCAATAAATACAGGTGATGGAAAGTGACTGGCAAATGTTGTTTTACCAATGCCCTCAGTACCATACACAACGACCTTCTGAGCTCGTTTTCGTTTACCTGTCGTAATATTCATTAAAAATCACCCCATTCATTTTTAGGTTTAGTTTCATTAACTGGTGCTGCCACATTACTGTACTCTTCACCTTTGATGTGTCCATCTTCAATAATGATGGAGCATTCATCTTGGTTATTAGTAACACGAGTAGCAATGACCTGTAGTCCTTCCGATTCAAGCCAAGCCCCAAATTCTTTCATAGTATCTACATCCATTTGTTCGAGTTTATCCATAAGTACAAATCCACACTTAGGATTTAAAGCTCTAACAATGGCTGTAGCCACTTTGAGTTGTTCAGCACTGGACATACAATCCCATTGACGATCATTGTAGATAAGGACGCCATCTTGGATGGATAATCCTAATAATGGCATTTGTACAGATTCAAGCAGTTTATTTTTATCTTCCCTGATAGTTTCAAGTTCACCAGTCAAGTTATCATAATCTGCTTTATAATCAGCGGCTTCCTGCAATGCTCTTGCACGTTCTTGATTAGCACGTACCTTTTGATTAATGGCATCTACATTTTTGATTTGCTCCTCGAGTTCAGCTGTAGATTCATCCTCAAGGTCTTTAGCTGCCGTTGTTGCGATGTCGTAATCTTCCGCTAATTGAGCTTGCTTAGCTTGCAATTCTTCAAGTTTCTTTTGCGCTTCATCAACCAAGTTATTGACAGTAACCATTTGAGCTTGAATGGCTGAAACGTTGTTACGTTTCTTTTGGTTCTCTGCATTTTTCAATAAGATGGCTTGCTGTTGTTGGATAAGTTCCGATGCGCTAATAGGTTCAAGTGGCACCTCGTCATAACCGACTAATTCTTTTGCATACTTGTCTTTTTGATTTGCAATTTGACCGATAGAGTGACGTTTTGCGTACACCTCTTGGTGTTTACCTTCGAGTTTATTTAATTCGTCTTCTACGCCTAATAACTTCAAAAGTTCATTTGCTTTTTCCTTGTCACTCATTTCCATGAACTTAGGAAGGTCTAAGGCTAATTGGCCAATGAAGCCATCTAAAATACGTTGACCTGATTTTTTACCTTCTGGATCTACGACTTTTAATGTGCTGCTATTACCACTACGTGTAACCACTAGACCATTAGAGAGTTTTACTTCTAATTTAGGTGGGTTGTAGCTCCCATCACGCACCGCACTAGATGGTTCAAACTTTGCACCGCCTAGTGTCCAAGCAATAGCATCAAGAATAGATGTTTTCCCCTGTCCATTCTTTCCACCAATAATAGTTAATCCATTAGGTGATGGTTCATAAGACACAGCTTTAACACGCTTTACATTTTCTAATTCAAATGAATTAATTTTGATTGATTCTCCCATGCATTTGCTCCTTATTCTTGAGTACCAGCCAATAACAAGTAATTGGTTAATTCAGATTTAATTGAATCGGTTTCATATTTGATAGCATCTTTAACATAACGATTCATGATTGGACAAGATAACTTGAACAATAATTTATCCCCTTCGTCTTTAGGTTTAATGATGTCTAATTGCACTTCAATTTTTTGAGTGAATTGACTTTCATTAAGAATGACCATGTTTACAAAGATAAAGCGAGGCATCTTTAAAGTGCCTTCCGCTTCTTTTACTTTGATGCTCATAACATAGTTGTCATCATCAGTTCTAGTAAAATCGCCTTCCGTTTGTGTTACGTATTTGAAGTTTCTAACAGCAATTAAAAGCTTTTCGTAATCTTCGATTTCATGTTCATGAATTCGGAGTAAATCAAGCATTTCTTTTTGCGTTAAACTTAGATTAAAGATGGAGTTCCATTCTTTAAACTGTTCGCTTTTTTGAAATGCATATACAATTTTGTCTTGCGTACGATCTGTTACGGTACAGTCTGTTACTGCTACCACCTTTTTGTCTGAATATGTAATAACAGATGTTTTAGGGTCGCCCTTAGCTTTTACACCTTTAACAAATGATTCAGTACTACTAAGTTCATATCTAAATCCGTGATATTGAAATACGTCATTGGCTTCACCATGACGAATAATTACTTCACCATTTTCTGTTTGTACATTTAAGTTAAATTTTTCTTCCATTGTGTTAACCTTTCTTTTCAGTAGTTGAATTAAATGTTAGAACTTCTAATTGCGGCTTTTCGTTGACATCAACTTTTACTGTAAAGTCGTCCGCATAAGAACCAATAGCACGACGTGAGATAGCTGGTAATGTTGATTTAATATTGTAACCAAGTTCTACAATGGTATCAGTATCTGGAACTCGTAACATTTCAATATTAATAGTGATTTTAGCTTTCTGACCTTTTGAGATTTTTCGTAATGCATCTTTGTACATTTCCTCAAATTCAGTTTCTAACTTTCCATCACAAATATTTGTTAGATTTAAGACTTGTTGTTTTTCATTCATTTGTTTACTCCTTACTTTTTAAAATTTGAATGATGTCATAAAATGGATCTTTACTATCCATATCTTTATAACGTTCGTCAAAGATAATTTGCTTTTGATATGTTTGCATGGTTCCGATGCAAACTTGAAGATATAAGACTTTGTTATTATTTGGTACATTTTCTTTAACAAATCCAATTGTTGAACCAAGGAGTACTGCTAATACTTCTTCATTATTTTCAAAACTGTCTTTGTTATAACTAATACCTATCTTTTTATCTAGATTAGCTTCATCTATTAAGATTTCAATGCGTTTCATTTCTCCTCCATGCTATAATTAACTTAGGTATAATTTGCCTGCGCCCGTTTAGCTTGCCGGTTAGCGGGCGTTTTCTTTTTCATACACATTAGCGCACACCCAAACTAGTCCGCCAATAATGATTTGTAATAGAAACTGAAAAAAACCAATTTTATCAATTTCTAGGCTTCCCATGGATCCGATAATCCATATAAAAGCAGCCCATTTTAAAGCAATAATCACAACTTCAACTTCCCTTCTACCATAACCAGTAAATCACTGGTTATTTTTCGTATACTCATTTTTAACTTTTCATTTTCTTGTAAAAGCTCATTACGCTCCTTTTCTAACTTTCTGTATTGTAGTGGACTGTATTCATCCACAATCCCTACTAGCGCCTCGACTTCTTTTTTATTGAAGCGGACGCCCGGAAGCCCTTTTACTTCACGTAGGATGCCACGTTCCCTAAGATTGTTGACGCTGCTTTCGCTGCATTGGAGCAATTCTGCAACGTCTTTAATCGTATAAACTATGGGTTCCATACGGGAATCCTTGATTCTACTTTTGCCATCCTATCTGCTTCACGACATTCTTTGATTTTGCCGTGGATGGATTTTCTACATAACTTACTTGTATGTCGTTTAGCAAAGTATTCTTTAATAATTTTTCTCCAATATTGTGCATACTCAACATTTCGACCAGCCCAACCGAATGCAGTTGATGTGTTTCCATAGATCTTGTTGGCTACTAATAGATCTTTTTGATTTTGTACTAGCATGGTTCATCTCCTTTGTATTATTTTTTTATATTATTGATGTGATTTTAAATCACTATACTTTTTAAAAAAAATAGATTTAACCTCAAGGTTTGACAAATGTAAGATTTCTGTTAATTTTGCAATTTCAGATGCCGTAAATTCGGTTACTCCATTGATTTTATTGTATAGCGTGTATCTTGTAATATTAAGCTGATTTGCTATCCACGAGATACGAAATCCTTTTTCAATAATCACGTCTTTTAAACTCTTCATCTATTCACCCCCTTTTATAACGTGATTTTTAATCACACCTATAATATACCCTAAGGGTGATTATGTGTCAACAATAAATTACAAAAATGTTGATTTTTTTTCACATATATAATATATTTACTTTGTAAGGGGCATTAAAAAGAAAGGTAAAACCTATGAAACTATATGCCAATATCAAAGCTTTACGAGAAAAATTAGAACTATCACAAGAAGAATTAGCTCGTCAAGTAGGATATAAAGATAGAACAAGCATTGCTAAAATTGAAGCTGGGAAAATTGATATACCACAATCTAAAATTTATGCATTTGCAAAAGCCTTGCATGTTTCTCCAGAAGAGTTAATGGGCTTAAATAATGATTCATATTATATAGATCCTGAAGTAGCGGAATACGCCAATAAATTAAAGGATAATCCAGACATGCGATTGTTGTTTGATGCAGCTGAAGATATGTCAAAAGATGATATTGATTTTGTTGTTAATTTAATTGAGGGATTAAAGAAACGTGAGGGAAAGTAGAATGAAGAAGTTATTAATATTAATCTGTATATTATTTATTCCTTTATCATGCAATGCAATTTCTTTAAATGAATTGCGTAACAATCCAAATCAATACACATTAGTGTATTCAGACCAAATGCATGAAGCGTATGTTGATAATTCAACGATTGTTGTATCAAGATATAATCCGCCATATTATGCTATTAACGCTACTATATATTCTATATGGTACGATGAAAACAGTATTGTAGAAGCAAATCAGACTTCTTTTTTTAATTACGATAGAAGTTTAAAAACATTAGCACTTAAATTTGAAGAAGTTAATGATTTAGCAAGGGAATTTACAAATGATAATGGGGTAAAGTTTAAAATAAATACTTTAATTCGGTATGATTTAAATGGAAATAAGATTTCCTCTATAGATTCTTTCAAATTTGGGGAATCACCTTCTGGTAAAGCTCCTGCATATTCTCCGAGTTATGAAGTTGCAATGTATATATTTCATAAATCATATAATATGTATTTTAACGAACCTTTATCTAATTAATTCTATCAGGGGAGAGTGTTGTTATGTCTATTAACTTGATCTATACGCAATTAAAGAAAACACAAACAGCAGTAGTACGTCTTAATGAAGATGGCAGCCATTCAATACTGGTTAATTTAAATAAGCCATTAGATGCTCAACGAGTTAGCGTACTACACGAATTAGGACATATTAAACACGATGACTTTCATTCTAAGGAACATATCAATTTAATAGAACGGATCGCTCACGACAGAGAATTAGATGAAGATATCGATGAGGAATTCTTTTATCACGTGGTTAATAGCAAGGATGTGTAACCATGCAATATAATATGACGGTTCGCAAAAAAGATGGCAATTACCAAATAATTGTCAGCTATAAAGACGGTATAAAATGGAGGCAAAAATCCAAACAAGGTTTTGCTACTCAAAGAGAAGCAAAGCTCTATGGACAAAAAATTATTGATGAGTTAAAAAAGACTGTCACCAATCCACTTGATGACAGTCTAAAAGATATAACACTTATTCAGTTTTTTGAGATATTTATTAACGAACGCATTAATTCAACTAAGAACACATTAATTACATATAAAAATGCATTAAATGTTGTTGATGCACTAAAAGATAAAAAACTCTCAACAATTACAACGCAAGATATACTACATCAATTCAACAAATCTATATATGCAATTGCAACAATAAACCTTGCTTATAGAGTGTTAAACATGATATTTAACTATGCTATATCGCCATATAAAGTAATTCGTGAAAACCCTTGTAAACCAATAAAGCCACTTAAACAACGTGATGTAAAAAAAGTATCTGTTATTACAACTGAGGAATTGCAACGATTAGATGATTTAGAAAACATCAACTACCTTTATTATGTGTTGTTTATGGTAGCTAGATATACAGGTGCGAGATATGGTGAAATAATAGCCATAACATGGAGTGATATTGATTTCGATAATAAAACAATTTCGATAAACAAACAATGGGTGGCACTAGGAAATAATCAATTTGATTTCTCCTATACAAAATCAACTAATGGAATAAGGACTATCCCTATACCACCTGCATTACTCGAAATATTAAAAGTGTACAAAGATGTATGTACAACAGATCGGTTATTTAATTTTAAACGAAGTAACACTACTACACCGAATAGGATATTACAGAAATACATCCCAGAAAAATCAATGCACGCTTTTCGTCATACATACGCTACTACATTGTTATCAAACAATGTCGATGTTAAGACCGTAGCAAGCCTACTGGGTGATACGGTCGATACAGTTATTCACAATTACATTCATTATACAGATGAGATGAGAATAAAAGCTGCAGAAAGTGTAGCTAATATTTTTGGGTAATTATTTTTGACGAATTTTTGATGAATAAAATAAAATCCTAGCAATATCAATGGTTATTATGGGTTTTGTTAATATCTTTTATT